CTTTTTTGTTTTCATAAAAGTCCTGAAGTTTGACCTCTCCGGAGTAGTCGTCCGTTTTCTTCTGCAGCTGGTCTCCGGGCTTTCCGTTGTTGGCCCTGCCGTTCTCATCGTGTACTGCGTTACCGAGAATTATCTTCATTGTCGTTGTCCTCCTTCCCTTCCTTCTTTCCCACCTGTGTACCAAAATAGAAGGATATTATCATCGTATAGATTGTGAGGTACTGATCGGGCTTTACTGCCTGGGTTATCCCCAGGTAGATAAAGCCTCCGGTCAATACAAAGGTTACTATACTTTTAACGTCGATTAGTTTTGAAAGTTTTTTCCCCATAAACTCTCCTTTTTATCCTAAAAACTGTTTGATTTTGTTAGCTATATACGGAGCAAATATATTTGTAACTGTTTTTTGTGAGAAATGGGTTCCATCCCCCACTGTCCATGTATTTGTGTATAGATAGCTCAGTCCCAGCTCGTGGGCCAGATCTATCACGGGAATAGAGTATCTTTCCGCAACTCCTCTTATTGCGTTATTAAAGTCCAGATAATCCTGTTTATGGGATTGCACAAAGCTATTCTGCGGGAATGTAACGAATATGATTTTCTTTTTATTATTATATGTTTGATATTTTGTAACTAATCCCTGCATTAGCCGATTTAATCCGCCATAAAAGGTATGGGTTTCAGATTCGTCGGAATCCCAGTCATTTATTGTCCCGATGGTAACTCCTGTCAGCATGTCATTTGTTCCGCCCATAACTACGACAACATCGGCATCACTCATGTTAGTATATCGTACGCACATCGGATCGTTATAATATCCGGGATTATTTGATAAACAGGTTCCGCTTTGTCCGTAATTGTTGCATTTATTTACTCCTAATATTTTTTCTACTTGATCGGGCATCGGATAATTCATAAATTTGGGATCTGTTGCGCTTATGTATCCGCGCGTAAGGCTGTCACCTAAAAAATTTATTGTCAAATTGCTGTACTTTTTATCATCGACTAATTCCTCAAGTTTTAATTGACAATTTGAAAGTCCTGCGGTTGCTGTTCCTATTCGTACATAATAAATGCCCTCCGGGATCTCTTTGTATAAATCGACTTTCATGCTTGGATAATTTAGAACTTCTATTAATGTTTTTGTTATGTCAAACAAAGCGACTCTTAATGTAAGACTTGAATCCGGTTGGTAAATATACATTTTGTGATATGGTTTAATTAATATATAATCAGTTGTGCGAGCGTATGTTGCTCCGCTGTTGAATGTGCCGTCAATGCTATACATTCCAACAGTCCAGGAATCTGAATCGCCTATATTCAACGCATTATATTTAATTCTCCCATTAATGTCCCTATTTAAATCTGTGACAGTCGTTTCAATAGTAGTATTTATAGTACCATCGTTTTTTACGAGGCCGGCAGTATTAGATTTTAAAATCGCGTTTGTATTCAAATTTGCTACCGTGCTCTCAATTGTTGTATTTATAGTACCGTCGTTTTTTACGAGGCCGGCAGTGCTTGATTTTTGCAGTGTATTTTGTAGTAACTGCTCTATTGTGTCGGAATATGAGGAGCTTTCCTCTGCTAATCCATCCAGGGTATCCGCTACAACTTTAAACATAAACGAGGCCGTTGATATCCTTTGCGTTGTGCTGTTCTTCAGTTTCAGGTCGCAGAATACTTTTCCGGGTGTGTCCAGTTCCGTGCCTTTAAAGGTATATGTGTATTTATTGCTGGATACGGTAATAGTTGTTGATTCGACAGCGCCCATCGGTTTCCTGAATACAATCTGCGGGGTGGTTCCGGTTGCGTCAAAGTCGAGGACTTCGATTTCTATCTGCATTCCGAAGTCGCCCTGCTTCAGCACGATGCTGGTCTCAACGATTGCAGCCTGCTTCATGCTGACTTTTACTTGATACTTTTGCGTCATTTTTTGCTCCTCCTTAGTTTTCAAATATAAAATTGCTCTATCTTTTGAAGCCTTGCTTCCATCTTGGTAAGTTTGGAATCTGCCAGCTTTTTCTCGGCTTCTAATGTTTCAACTCTTGCCATCAGCTTCTGTATGACTTCGGTCTGCACTGCGATTATCTCCTCATATCTCAGATAATAGCTGCCTTCCGGATCCTTTACGACCACCGCCAGATCTTTGTCGCTTAGTCCTGCTTTTTCTGCTGCCTCCTCGACTTCCTGGGCTATAAATCCAGTATGCTTTCGCCCGGATGTTCCATCCTTGTATTTAAAAGATACGGGCTTAAGCTGTTTAAAAAATTCCTCGTATCTCCAGTCGAGCGGACTGATGTCTTCCTTTTTCCTCCGGTCTGAGCTGACCGCTGTCCCGTTTACATATATATTTTGCCCGTATATGTTTTTAAATTGCTTGTTAGACGTTCCCAGGCTGATAAAGTTCGTTGTGCTCGGAATCCAGTTGTGCGAAGCATCGAATTTTACATCGCTGTTTCCGTCTTTTATTGCTCCGTCCAGGTCTCCGTGCAGGGTGGCTCCGTATATGTTTTTAAAAATCATATTATTGCCGCCCAGGTCGTATGTGTTGCTTGTGGCCGGAAGGATTGAAGCTCCGCTGCTTGATGCGGTCATTGTCAGCGTTCTGGTGTATGTGCCGTATTTTGCAGTCAGCTTGTCAGTAACGAATGATTCCGGATCCAATTTATCACCGTTCAGATAAAGCTCTTTTGTATATGTCTTGTTGAACTGGTACGATGCAGCGCCCAGGTTCACGACATTTGGGGTGCTCGGTGCGAAGTTGTGGTTATTATCAAATTCAAGGCGATATGTTCCGTTTTTGATATCTCCGGCGAGGTCTGCATGAATTTCGTCTGCATATATGTTCTTTAACTTGTATGAGCTGCTGCCAAGATTGAAAGCATTGTTGTCCGATGGTATGATATCCGCACCGCTGCTGGATGCCGTCATTGTGAGTGACCTTGTTGTCCCTCCGGTATCATCTACCAGCTCGTTTGTCGTGACTGCTGCGGAAGGATCCAGTTTCGTTCCATTCAGATATAGCTCTTTGACATATGCCTTGTTGTATTGCTTCGCGGATGTTCCGAGGCTCACCGCATTGGTCGTGCTCGGCACCAGGTTGTGTGAGCTGTCGAATCCCATCGTGTATGAGCTGCCGTCTTTCAGGTTTCCCGTCAGATCTCCGGTCAAGTCTCCGGTGAATTTTGTCGCTATTACCTCCGCCAGTTTATAGCTTGCCGAGCCGATTTTTAAAGAATTGTTTACGCTCGGCAGCAGGTGCATACCGTTTGAGTCAGCTGATAATGTCAAATCCTTATTTGCTCCGCCGTATGTGGTATGCAATTTGTTTACCGTTATGTTGTCCGGCAGGAACTCTGTCCCGTTCAAAAAGATTGATTTTGTATATATCTTGTTGAACTGCTTCGCTGCGGCTCCCAGCTCGATGCTGTCCGTCGCTGATGGTGCAAGGACTGTTGCCGAAGTCCAGGATATATATCCGTTTGTGCTGTCGTGTGCGAATGCTCCGATCACTCTCCGAATGTATAGGTCTTTGAAATGCAGCGAGCTGGATCCTAAATCTACAGATTCGTTTGTATCCGGTACCAGCGCATTTGAGTTATTCCATGAAAGCTGTCGCTCTGTTGACTGTCCGCTTTTCCATGCTCCCCTGAATAGTCCGGTCCAGATTTCCTTCAGCTTCGCTGCGCTCGTTCCAAGTGCCCATGAATCATTGGTGGACGGTGTGAGCGTTATCGTTCCGGCTGCATATGTTGCGATCAGGGAGTATGTATTATTTGCATTTACTACAAATATACGGTCCTGGTATATCTTCGTGAAGGATTCCCCATCCAGCGTGAGCTTCTTGATAAAAATTTCCTTGAAGTTCTTCGCTGCGCTTCCGAGGGTGTCCTTGTCGTCCGTTGTCGGCAGCAGTGCATAGTTTCCGAAGGTGATATCTTCCGCCGGGTTTGATGCATCCTCTATGATGCTCTTGTACTCTATCGGGCAGAAGTTTTCCTCTACCCACTTTATTTTTGCATATATCTCGACCGGGTTCTCATCGTTGACCTTACCGAGTATTATATAAGTCTTGCCCTGGGGCAGCAGCGCTACCTTGTCACCCTGCTCCGGGAAGTATCCGTCGATATATGTATATAGCTTTGTCGATGGGCTTCCGTCTCCATATAACTTGACGTATGCGCGGCCGCCGGGTGTTACTGATGTTACCTCACCGAGCTTGACGATCACGACCTCGGCCTCCTCCTTCTTGGATGCCTGAATCTGTTCTATTACGTTATCGAATAGCATTTACAAGCCCACCGCCTTCCTGCATTGATGTTTCATTTTTCCGCCTGTCCAGAGGTCCATCTCCCAGGCGATTTCTGTATATTTGCCGGCTATGTCCAGCTCCGAATCATCGACATATAAGCAGTCGTTGTATTCGTGATTCGGCATGTTTAGTGTTTCAAATACTATCTTTTGATATACTTTACTCTCGGCCATTACTCGTGCGACATATGCGTCAAGCGAGCCCTGGTTCGCTATATCTGAAACGGCAGCGATATCTGTTATCACTCGTCCCCGGCTGATCGTTGACAGCTTGCTGTTCGGATCGTCGTTTGTAACGCTTGATATCATGTATTGTCTTTCCGCGTTTTCGAGGTATCGCACGATCTTGTTCGGCGCTCCGAAAATGTCCAGCTCCTCCTGGGCTCCCGGCTGTATGATTGAAGCCTTGTCTGTCGCATAAAATGCATCGATGCTGCGTCCGTCTGGCAGTTCGTATTCTCTGGACCTTACGAAGCCGAAGCTGTCCGCATATAGTGGGTAATAATTGATAGCTGCCAGAAGGTCGTTGCAGGCTGAAAGTTTGCTTGTCCCGATCGGGAACTCCATCGCGGTTACTGTTTCCAGTTCTGATGGTGATATATCGCATTGCATTATTCCTGCGGATAATACTATATTCGCCACCGCTGCGGTGTATGATGTGCCCGCAGGGACTGTGTATCGGCTGTCGAATCGGTCATCGTTTAAAATCTGCATTTTGTCGTAACATTCCACGCTTCTCCTGATCGCTCCACCGCTTGCCTGCCTTGAGGGACTTGACATCAGGAATACTCCGAGGGGATATGTCAGGATCCCGTTCGGTGTTTTCAACTTCATATACGGTCTTAATCTCTCCGATGTGAAATCGATTTCTTTGTCCTCAATGATGGTCAGCGAAGCCGATCTCTGGATCGTTGCGTCTATGTTATTAAATATTTTGCAATCCGGGGAGTGAACCTCCCCGATTGCTATGTCGTTTTTGTCCAGGATATCGAATCCATATGTCACCGTCCTGGATTGTTTCATAAGCTCCAGGACCTGCGCCCATGTGTATCCGTTCTGAGCTAAACTATACATTTACGACCACCTCCGTGTCGGCTATCCGGATAAATGTCATTTCTGCCATGTATCCTTCGCTCATCCATCGTGCGAAAGTAATCGGCGGCTGTATTGCCACGGGGAATGCCCGCCCGGAATAATCGCGGTAATATATGCGGTCCTTTCTTGACATTGCCACGAGCCTTTCCTTCTGGTCCTCGTCCTCAATATAAAGCCTTGTTTTGAAGGCCCTTGATTCAAAAGCCCCATGCTCTACCACCGGAAGCTCCCGTCCGATGCAGTTATATACTGCCATTTCCCCGGTGATGTCCTCCGTATATGGCAGATAGATTTCTTCTGATTTGTCGATTTCCAGCTCGTCGTCCTCTGTCTGCAGGACTATGGATATTTTGGGATAGCATACTCTTTCGGGATCCGAATCGGTATATCCTCCGGTCGCCCATGCTCTCACGATATATTTGTATTGTCTGTCAAATCCGAAGGTCGAATCTGTGAATTTCCCGGCTGTCATCGTGCCCAGGATCTCCTCGGCTCCGTCCTCGCCTTCCTGTCTGATCACCGCATAATTTGTACTTGCTGCGGTATCTGTTTCGATTGTGATCTGTGTATCATCTTGAAAAAGTCTAATTGTGGGTTTGCTCGGTCCTGCTGCGTTTATCGTGAAGGCTTTCGTTCCCCAGTCGGATACAAGCCCGGTCGAGTTCCTCACCCTGACTTTTGCGGTGTATGAGCCTTTTAAGAATATGTTCGGTTTATAGCTGGCCACAGACGATGCTACGCTGTCATTTATGACCGTTTTGTTATTCGAATCAATTATTTGTATGTCGAATGCGTTCTGGTCCGTTGTGGCCCATGTAATCGTTGTCAGCGCCTTGTTGGGTACGTTGTCAATCACCGGAGCTGCGGGCTGTCCTACTACGTTAAATTCTGCGATGGAAGAGTAATCCGATACTTCGCCGGCATCGTTCGTGCCCTTTATCCTCCACTGATATACTCCTTGCGCAAGTCCGCCGGTTAATAAATATGTGTGGTTTGTCTGCGTCAGGCTGACCGTTGTCCAGCTCTCTGCAGTCTTTAGTTTATATTCGAGTTGCACTGCTGCCTGCGTTGCGCCTGTGGTTGCTTCCCAGGTCCAGGCAAAAAGCAGGTCTGTGTTCTCCGTTACATACGTCCCGACAGGGTATGACGGACTCGGAGGGAGCTGTGGCACATCCTCGTATGTTACGGATAATTTTGTCTCATAGTCTGTGAGTGATGCATTACCGATTCCACAATAATTGCCAGAAGTGGAGAGCCCTGGCCATGCGTTTATCATTACTGTGAAATATGTCCCATCAACAATATTCTTTGCAAAAATGCCCGTTACATCTAAATATCGCCAGCGAGGGAATGTGTCGGATGCATATGCCTCAATCGGTTCAGCCTCTATTATGTCTCCTCGTTCTCCGAGCGATCCCATATTATTCCATATAAGCCCGTCTAAGGTGTCGCCCGTTTTATATGCCGATAATCGGCAACCACGGCCTTGGCTTTCTGTTTGTCCACTTCGAGATGTTGTATAAAAAATCAATGTCGCGCTAACAAATTTTTTATATCGAAGGCTTTGTGGAATGACAAACTGGGCCACAGCAGTATACATGTTTGTGTATATGCTGCTTCGCATTAAATTGTCGGATGTGTGAGGAGTCTGGTTATTTTCGTATATCCATGTACCCTTGCTTATGGTAAGTAATGACGATCCCATTTTATGTCCTCCTCAGTCCCATTCTCTGCTGCTGTGCAAGCTCTACCACTCTGTTGAAGTCCTGCACGTTCTTTGCATCTATCGTTATGTAGTAGTTGTTAGTCTCGTTGCTGTATCCGGCTGATTCCCTTGCAGGTGTTATCCTGGATCCTCTCGGAAGTGTTACAAGTTCCGGTCCTTCCTCGCCTACCCAGGTGGTACCGCCTCGCCAGTTATCGGTGCCTTGTGCGTTCCTTCCTACATTGTTCGTGGAATATGTCGCACTACTTATGTTTTTTGATATCTTGGCGGTCGTGTCCTCCATCTCCTGCATGCTCCGTCTGGCCTCGTCTGTTTTGCCTGTAAGCTGTGAGATCAGGAATACCAGGAGCGCTATGGCTGCCACTATTGCTATGATCACCGCTATGGTCTTTAGTGATGTAGCGTTAAATACCATCTGCACTCCGGTCTGTGCTGCCATTACTGTCGTTACTGCACTGATGGCTGTCACAAGCTTCCATACCAGGGCGATGATGCCGCCGACTGCTCCTATTACCAGCAGGGTTTTAACGTCTATCTGCGTCAAGAAGTCCGCTATGCCTTCCAGTATCGGCATGAGTGCTTCGCCTAATAATTGCTTTATCCTGTCGATTGAAGCGTTCAGTCTCTGCATTGAATCGTTGAAGCTGGCGGCGGCATTCACTTCGTCCTCTGACATGATCAGTGAGTGTCTCTCTGCCTCGTCTCCGTATTCCTTCAGAGCCTTGCTTCCGGATTCTATCAAAGGCTTCAGTTCTTTGGCGCTCTTGCCGAATAACTCCATCGCCAGGGTGTCCATCTCGGTCTCATTCTTTACCTTGCCGAGTGCGTCTATAACTTGATAGAATACCTCGTTGGCATCCCTGAACTTGCCGGTGTTGTCGGTTGTCCTTACGTGGAGCTTGCGGAATGCATCGGTCAGATCCTTGCTTCCGTTCCTGGCCTTGCTCATGTTCTGCTCCAGCTTGGTGATAGCGCTTGACATGGTAGAAAATTCCACATCCACGAAGTTTGCCGCATACTGCAGGCGCTGGATCTCTGTCGTTGTGAGTCCGGTCTGGCTGGATAATGTTTTCAGCTCGTCAGCGGTCTCTGATGTATCGATAGCGAATTTTGTCAGCGCTGCGAATGCTGCACCTATGCCGATTGCCAGTCCCTTCATGGTATCGTTCAGCTTTTTGTTAGCCTCATCGAGTCCCATCGTCTGCTTCTGGGTTTTTATCAGCTCCCCGTTTAACTGTTCGAGCTTCGTGCGCTCGTTCAGGAGCCTCTTGTCCAGTTCGTCTATTTCCTTCTGCGATGCGTTCTGCGATGCCATTGCCGCATCGTATGCTTTTTTTGCTTCCTCTACCTTCTGATTCTGCAGGGCTATCTTCTGTGTCAGATAGTCCTCTTTGAGTGCGAGCTGGTCGGTTTCCGTTCCGTAGTTCTTTGCCTCCGCTGTCGCTCTCTTGAACTCCGCATCAAGAAGTCCCATTTTTCTGTTTACCTCGGTCACTCCTCCGGTAAAATTGGAGTAGTCAAGTCCGAGGTATATTGTTCTCTTATTTGATGCCATAATTCCTCATAACCTCCTTGATGCTATGCGCAGTCCCGGATGGCTGCGGCTTCCTGCCTGATAATGCCGCCGCCTTCCTCTGCTGTTCTTCGCTCCATTTCTCTATCAGATATACAACCTTTGAAAGTGTAGAACTGAAGAAGCTGTCCTCGTCCATGCCGAGCTTGACCGTGTACAGATAATAGAGCAGGTCGAAGTCTATCTCTACTTCCCCAGGATCTGCGCTATCAGTTTTTTTGTTTCTTCATCGCCTCCAACAGTTCCGACAGATTCCTCGAAGGTCTTTACTATCTCGGTGATGTTCTGTATGCTCATATTTGAAACGATCTCACGCGCTTTTTCCTCGTTATAATCGTCATTGATGTCTTTTCCTGCGGCATACACTATGGCTGCTGCCATCTCTGCTATGCCCTTTTTCATAAATTCTTTTAGTCCGCCCTCAACCTCCTGCATATTGACCAGGCATCTAATATCAAAACGGAGGAGAATAGATTCCCCTCCGTCAAATTGAAGTTCTATTTCGGGAGCGGCTTTGCAAGTCATAACTTTCTTAGCCATGTATTGTCTCCTTTAAATGTCAGGTGATGCTTTGAATGCTGTCTGATTAGCTGTCGTGAAGTCGGCATCGTCTGTGTCTGCCATCTTCATGACTGTCTTATCCAGCTCTCTGCGTACAAATGTCATGTTGACTGTCTCTGTCGAGAATGTGATGTTGTCCTCTCTCTGCTGAGCTGTCACACCGATGGGCTGTGCTGTTCCTGCCAGAAGCCATACAGCTTCGTATCCTCCGTCATCGTGCTCTACCTCGAAGTAGATAGCTGTCTTAGGCGGCTTGTCTGTGGTCTTGTAGCTTGTTACACCCTTCGCGTCCTTTGAGATTCCTAACAGGGCTACCTTGTCCGCCTGGGTGAGCTTGTCGATACCAAACTGGAGCGTAGCACCGTTTACAAGTGAGATCTCGCTTACCTTCTCACCGTCTCCGTAAAGAGTACCGGATGCGCTGGTAAATGCGATCTCGACATTTCTCAGAGTAGGCATATCCACAGGAGTCCCGATTGTGTATGCGCTGCTTGAATCTGCTGTAACGCTTGCACGTTTGCAGTTCTTCACATTAATGCGGTATCCCATTCTTTTAATCCTCCTTTGTTGTCTGATAACTGGTCATAAACTCCAACAGGTACCGAAAGCACCGGATATCTGTATACAGTCCTTATGACCGCTCTGTATTTCTTTGCTGTTGTATCGTAGTACGTTTCCACATCCGGGGATGTTATGTCCGGCTGTGAGTCCATCGCTATCAGTAAGTCCTGGACTGCATCATTTCTGGCGCTTTTCTCTTTATACCAGAGATTGATTGTCGCTTCCGCGGACCGCATTACGCATTTACCGTCCCCGAAGAGTGCAGGATTGAGCTGCAGCACCTCTAATGTCGCTCCGGGGTATACGATGGAGTCCTGACCTTCAAAAACGGGGATAGCTAAGGTATCCTCTATAAGCTTTTTCAAATCTGCCTCTGTCATGCCTTAACCATCCTCCCTTCCAGATCATCTATGATTTTATTTATTTCCGTCTCCGCTTCCTTCATTGCCTTGCTCGTGAAGTGTATCGCAGGAGTGTGTACCGTTCCGTCCGGATTTCTCGTCCCATCGTCCAGCATGTGCCACTTGTATGCGGTTGTCTTGCCTCCGTGGATGGTTACTCCGGTCACTCCGGTCTTTTTCTTCTTGCCATGTACTGTGACCTTGACATCGGATTTCATGTGCTTGTAGCCTGGGCCTGCTTCGTCAGATTTGGGAAGAGCTTCCTCCACCTTCTTCTTGATTATCTTGCCCGCCTTTGCCATGATCTCCTGCTGCTCTGATTCCAGCACCTTCTCGCTCCTCAGTACGTCCTGAATGAGTCCGTTCAGTGCCTCGCTGTATTCGAGATCTACTGTCATAAGCCTACCGTCACCTCTATCGTTGCAGTGGTTGTCTCGTAAGTCCTCAGTATGTTGAACTTTTCGCCCTGGTAGATGAGCTCTGTCGGTCTCGACACCGTGACCGTCTGGTCCTCGTTGTCAGTTCTGATCAGCGCCTGCTCGTACTCGTCCACGTCCATTTCAAAAACGTATGTCGGATTTATACCCACCTGCACTGCAGCGTAAAATTCGCGGTATCCTACGGACTTCCGGGTACAGAATACTTCGGTCTCTGTCCTTGTAACCTGTGCGCCTTCGGCTGTGAGCGTCACAAGCTTGGCGATATCATTATGTACCATCGTCTACCTCCTCGTCTGGCTCCGGCCATGTACTCTTTCGGAGGTTATCGAGCTGGTACAAGAATGATTTTTCTGCGGCATCCCTGATTCTTTCGTCCGTTGATATGCTTTTAAGGCATCCCTGGACTATACAATCAACGATGAGCGGATCGTCAGAAGCGGCTATCTCCTCGGGTACACCCGCACGCTCCATCTCGGATCTCGACCAGTCGATAAGTCTCAGTATCTCTTCATCTATTTGGTTGTGCTTGATCCTTGCGGCAAGCTTGACCGTATCAAGAATAGCCATATCTTCCTCCAATGTCCCGGAGGGAACTTCCCTCCGGGTGATTTAAAAAAATGTTATGAAGCTGTTACCGTTACGGTGTAGGTTGTGGTTCCGTCATCGCCTGTCACCTCAACTACTACCTCGTTTTCGCCCTCGGTCCAGGTTACTGAGTCGCCGCTTTCGATTTCCACATCGTTAGCGGTGATTACGACCTCAGCATCTGCGCTTTCGGGTGTGGCTGTAACCTTGTTTGATGCGTTTGTGGTTGTTACTGCATACTCTGTCACGTCCGGATCAAACGCAGGTGTTAAAGTAAGCGAGCCTATCGTCAGCCCCTTTAGGCTCTTACTTATGGGGTTACGTCAAGCTTTGCGAATGCCTTAGGAGCAAGCAGTGAGCACTGGAATCTTGCATAGCCTGAGAAGATGTTTACATGCTTCTTGATGTCCTTGTCGCTCTCTACCATGATATCCTGTACCATGTTGCCGACTACCTGCTTGGGATCTCCGAGCCAGATGAGGTCGTCTGCGATTGCATCCTCTACCTTTACAGGGAAGCCTGCAAGGTAACCTCTGATAGCCTCGTTTGCATCATGCTGGAACAGAGGGCGGCCTGTGCTGTCAACCATGCCTACAATGTACTTGTAGATGGTTGCCTGTGATGCGTATACGGTGATACCGTTTACGTTCTTTAATACTGCGAGTGCGCCAGCGATATCGGTCCATACAACCTTGCCGGATGTAGCTACATCGAGGTCGTTGCCTGTGCTGTAGTAGTCAGTTCCGATCTGTGTGATGATGTCTGCTGCTAAAGCTGCACCGAGTCTGTCTGCGATCTCGTTTACGATGAACTGCTCGAATCCATCAATGCTCATGATGCCGAGTGCGTAGCTGATCTCTACAGTCTTTGCGAAGTCCTTACCTGAAAGTGTAACCTTTGCAAAGGTGTTGTTCTCATCGTTTGCGGGAGCTGTTGCCTCTGATACAGTGCCAGCGTCACCTGCTGCGATAGCGGTACGCTTTGCAACCTCAAGGATTGTGCCTGTTCTGTAGATTGTGATATCTCCGAGGATGGCATGCTTGCCCTCGATGAGATCCCAGATCTGATTTAAGAGTGTGGTGGGGATTGTGTAGCCTGCGGTCTGGCCGGAGGTTGTGCCTGTAGTGTGTACAAATGCTGTACGCTCCTCGTCTGTGAGTGCCATACCGAGCATTTCCTTGCACCATGCGGTGCGGTATTCTTTGCTGTCTAATGCGAACATATCATTTCTCCTCTCTTCGGGTTTGTCTTTTTTCTGAGGTGTTACCTCATGGTTCTGCAGTAATTCTGCATTCTTCTTGCGGGCTTCCATTTCTTCAAGCTCGGCTTTTCTTGCCTCGATGGTGTCCATCTCTTTTCTAAGCTCTTCGATGTCGCCCTCATAGGTTTCTGCATTGATGCTCTCAATCTCAGCCCTGCGTGTTTCGAGCTGTTCGAGGTTCATTTCTTCAATGTTCATTTTGTGTCCTTTCTGAGAGCTGCTGCCCTCGCTTTGATCTCTTCGATGGCCTTCTTTCTCTCAGCCTTCAGAAGTCGCTCCGCTTCAAGCTTGGCGATTGCTCCATCCTTCAAGCTCCTGGCTGATATCTCAGTCCCATCGTTTGCTGGAAGGGATACCGCAGAAACGTCATAGAGCTTGTCTATGCCCTTTATCGTTCTGGTGTAGATGGTTTTTCCATCCAGCTCCTCTTCCTGTATATCATCGGCATTTACATGAAATCCGAATGACATCTTGCTTGTGTATCCGCCCTTGATCTCTTCGTAAAGGTTGCGGCCTATCTCAGTACCACCGAGGTATGCGTTCACTTCGAGGCCGTGCGCATCTGCAGTCAGCTTCAGAGTGTCATTGCTTGTCCGCGCGAATACACGTCCCTCATGGTCGTACTGGAAGATTACATCACGCATATCGCAGCTATCGAATGCGTGAGGATCTACCTGTTCGTCTATCCTGTAGTCCTTTGTATCAAAAAGCGTATACTTCTCGTTGAATGTGGTTGCGTAGCCTCTTACGTTGTAGCTGTCTGCCTCGCTCTCGGCAGCAAACTCCACGTTCAGGATCATTCTCCGGTATTCTCTTCCGTTGTTAATCTTTTCCTCTATGTTCATCTCATTCCTCCTTGCTCTCGTCCGGTGCCTCTGTGCCTGTCGGCATGGTGTCGAGTCGTCTTATATATTCATCGCCGCCCTCGTATGGTGCCATATTGAATATCTGGCGCAGCTCATTGGGTGACAGGATGCCTCGGTCTACAAGCTGTACCATGTTCAGTTTTGTCTTGTTTGACGAGTATCCCATGCGATTTGATTCATAGATGATTGCGTTTCCGAGGTCCTGTTCTCTCCTCGTGAATACCTTCCTGGTCATTTCCTCCGATAATGCAATGAGGAATGGCTCGATCTTCGACTGATAGAAGGCTTCCATATCATCTTCGTTGTAGTCGGAAGTCAGTATCTTGTCGTTTACTCCAAAATATCTGTATACATCCTCACGGAGCTGCTTCAAGGTCTGCGCATCGGTCACGCTCGGATTCATCGTTATCGGTATGAAGTCCTGCGTTGCGTCAATCGATGCGATTCCGCCGGAGTTCTCAAGGTTGAGGTAGTCCGTTACGAACTGCTCCTTCTGCTCCTTCAGGCTTTCGGGTGATAGCATTGCCTTTGTGCTCTTCAGGATGCCGCGCAGGTTGGCAGTCGCTCGGACCGCATTAGCGACTCCCTGCTCGGCAGTATTTATGAGGTCAAGTTTGGATAGTATTGCGCTGTTATCGTCTCCCCAGATGTCTGATTGATAATAATCTTTTCTGAGGACTGCGAGATCGTCCCAGGGGAATACATAATCCCTTGCAGTGCTGTTGTTGAACTGGAATTTTATATATAAACCTCCCAGATACTCCAGCGCCTCGAAGCTCGCATACGGTACCGGATAGAAGCTCGTAGGCTTTCCGGTGTCATCCCTGGCTATGTATATAAATGCTGTGTTTTTGATCTCAAGCCATAGCCTTATTTTTGCCAGGAAGTCCTTCCCGTTCATGTACATGTTCGGGTTTGTATTCAGTATTTTCGCTATCTCCGGCTTTTTGCTGCAGGTAGCGTGTGCCTTGCTCGTGTGTTCGGCAATCGGGCGGATGCATGAGCGTACAAGGTCACTCTGCCACATGTTCTGGCCAAACGGTGAAAAGATGGCAGTATATGCTCCCAGCTCTTTCCATCGTGTCTGTTTTGCGCTTTTCAGCGGTCTGAAGATATCCCAAAAGCTCATGTTTTCGCTCCTTTTTGTTAAAAAATGCTCGTTTTTGTTACAAAAAATAACATTTTATCTTAAATATCTTGAATAATCGTCCTGATGTTTTACAAATCCCACCCATGCGTTGAGCAGTGATACCATTCCGTCTATCCTTCGGTTTGATTGTATCTTGACGGGCTGCATTACCTCCAGCGAGTCCGATTTTGTCCTCTTGGCTGCGGTATTCAGCAGGCACCATCTGAGGATGGGGTTATTGTTATATATGACTTTGTGCTCCGAGAATGCCGCCTGCATCTCCCTCATAGGCTGGTTCCAAGTATACGGTCCCTGTGCGGTCTTTTCCATCTCGAATCCGTAGGCTTCCATCTCCGGCACCCAGTATCCGGATAGCGCTCTGTCGTAGCATATCCAAAGCGGTCTGATGTCGTACTTCTCGACCATCTCTATAAACCATGCGGTCACGTCCGAGTAGTTGACCTGTGCTCCCTGGCATATGCGGAGCCATCCCTGATCTGCCCATAGCTTGTAAGGTGCCTCTTTTGCTCCGGTTCTCTCTACGAAGTCAAGCTTTGACTGCGGAATAAAATACATCTGCAGCACGTATATGTTTGTATCTCCCGGTTTCTGGATCAGTAACGTGCCACATGTGAGGTCTCCTACTGCTGACAGATCGCATCCGCCTATTGCGTAACTGTGGGATACGTGTTCTATGTCGAAGGTTGTCTCGTTTACCGCTTCCTCGTATGCCAGCCAGGATGCGAACTCGGACTCTGGTAGATTAAAATCCTTTGTGAGCAGTGTTGGCAGGAATGAGGGATCCCTTTTTGCCTTTTCTACGTTCTGAGATAAAGTCTCTAACTTTTTAATCTTGCCCAGTCCGGGATTCGCCTCCGGCCAGTGCTCTGGATCCGCCCATGTTGAGCGGTCATTAAGCTCATATATCAAAGGGAGCACGCTATAATCTTGGAATCCTGGCTCCCATGTTGCTACGCTCGACCAGTAAGCATATTTGCTGTCGAAAAATCCCTCTCTTACAAATCCATTCGTTGAGATCATCCATGCAAGTGGCTGATCTCTCATGGACTGGCCCTGTATCATGACATCGTACAGAGCCGAAGTTTTCATCGCGTGAAACTCATCCAGAGAGAAAAAAGAGGGATTCAAACCGTCCATAGTGCTTGTATCTGATGCAAGGCATTTTATAAAGCCCATATTGCGCTCGGCATATATATCGCTCTGTCTCTTCTTGGTGATTGCCTTCAGCTCAGGAGACTGTGTTCTCATGTTCACGCACTCGGAATAGATCAGACTTGCCTGGTCCTTTTTATTCGCTGTACAGTAAACCTCTGGACCGTTTTCGTGGTCATTTAGAAATACATCCCACTCTATAGCTGCGGTCTCGGTAGACTTTCCGCATTTACGTCCTCGGATGTCTACCACTTCTTTAAATCGTCTGAGCTTTGTATCCTTATGTCTCCACCCAAACACGAGCTGAATCTTTGCCTTTTGGAAGAGTTCTAACTTGACAGGTTTCCTTGCAAATTTGCCTTTGCTATGTTTACAAAATCTCTCTATGAATGCGATATGCCGGAGTCCTTCTTTCTCGTCAAAGTAAAACGGAAAATCATTAGGTGGGTTATCCATCCAGCCACATTCTCTTTCATATACTACCCGGACTTTGTTTGAGACTACCTCTTCACCGGACTGTATCGCTTTTAGGTATTCCTTCGGCCAGTTTGTCATTCACTGTCAAGAAATGCTGTTATTTCTGCTCCTGCGGTAGTCTCGTCTTGTTCAGGCAGCAGGTCTGTCAGTTGTTTAATGACTGAAGCATAAGACTTCTGTACTTTGACATATGCGTCAGCTTCTACGGAGGATTTTCTGCCGAACTGGTTGGCTCCGTTCTGGTATTCCTCGCTCCAGCCATTCTCTGCTATATGGTCTCGAAGTTTTTCGAGCTGTTCCGCCATGAATGCGGCATCTGCTATCAATCCTTCTGTTATTTTCTGCTTATCTTCCGGGAGTGAGTCGGCAATAAGCTTCAATTTTTTTAATTCCTTTGCTGCGCTAAAGACAGGTTTTGCCATCTTGCCACAACTCCTTTCGATATTGTTCGTTCTTTGGGGAACTACACCCCTCCTCATGCGTGTCGGTCAGTTCTTTTCGGG